ACTAAACAAGGGATAACGCAAACCCTAAAGAGAAGATAAACAATAGAAGAATAACTTTCTAAAAGTGGTTAGGTTGGGTTACTGGAAACGGTAGCCCTTTTTTAATGTTAATAACTGATTAGATTTTAATCGTTAAATGTTTAGATTTTCGGCAAATACAAATTATTTTTGTAACTTGCAAAGCAAAAGAGAGATAAATGGCTAACATCTTCAAAAGAATGTATAACGCAGCGGTTAATAAATCGTCTATAGGTATGCGTTCTATAACCTCTTCAAACTCATTCCAGTTAATTAACGGGTTCTTTTCTTTCGGAAAGGGTAAACACAACATGAAAGAGTATTTAGATGCCTACGGAAGTAACCCTTTAGTATTCATGGTTGTTAATAGGATTGCTACTACAAGTGCTTCAATTAAAAGAATAGCCGTTAACGAAGAAGGAGAGCCAATAGAAAACTCTCAAATACTAGACCTTCTTAATGATCCTAACCCAGAACAAAATAGAATAGAGTTCTACGAAGCGATAAACGAAAACCACGAAGCAACAGGGAACGCGTTTATTTGGCATATCCAAGGAATAGGAGCAGGAAACGAATTAAGAGTATTACCAAGCGATAAAGTAGAAATTATAACTAACACCAACGATACAGAAGTATTAAGATACGATTACTGCAAACCTGGAGGAACAACAGTTAAGATACCTAAAGAAGATATATTACATATCCACACTAACAACATGGTAGATACTGACGGTTCAGACGCTTACTACGGTCTTAGTCGTTTACAAGCTGCTTGGATTGTTGTTAAGTCTAGTACGGAGAAGTTCGGAGCAGAGGCGAGTATATTTAAAAATCGTGGTATTATCGGTATATTGACTAGCTCTAAAGATACTCCAATGTTACCAAAGGAGCGCGAAAGACTACAAGAAGAGTTCGATTCTGAAGTAGGAGGGTCAGACAAGTACAACAAAATCAAGATTTCAACAAGTAATCTACAGTACATACAAACGGGAATGAGTCCAACAGACTTAAAGTTACTCGAAGGTATTGTATCTAGTATGCGTATTATAGCCTCTGTGTATGGTCTTAGTTCTGTATTGTTTAACGATACTGCCAATTCAACTTATAACAACGTAAGCGAGGCTGAAAAGGCAAGTTATACAAACGTATTCATTCCACTAGGAAACAAGGTAGACGACAAGTTAAGCCAATATCTACAGGATAGATTAAAAGTAACAGAAAAGGTTATAATTGATTTAACATCTATTGAGGTAATTAAAGCCACTACTAATGAGGTTGCACAGGCTTTAGATTCGTTAAGTCCACTACTTGCAAACCGTATTACTGAATCAATGACAGAAGACGAGTTAAGAGCTGTAGTAGGATTGGACGAACTCGGAGACGGTGTACCAATTGGACGAGCAGGAACAGACGCAACAGTAAACGTAGAAGGATGAAAACGAAACTAGACACGGTTAAAGAGAAGATTGAAAAGATGCCTGATAGTACAGTAAAGGCTAAGATTCTCGAAGATATTAAGAAGAAGAAAGAACTTAAAACGATTACAAAATGAGCGTAATTAAAGCTATAGAGTTTCCAGATTTAGAGTTTAATACTAAAGAGGAATTATTTAAACACCTCAAGGGGAACAAGGATAGACTTATTGGTATTAAGAAAGCCCAGGTAAGACCGTCAGACAGTATACAAGTGTCTAAGGTTTCAGAGACAAAAGGTATAGATGTAGCTGAAGGTAAATCTTTACACGTTATAAACACTACTAAATACGTTGACTCACACAATGACGTTCATTTAGACGGTATTTGGAACAAATCAGTATCAGAGCAGAAAGGGAAAATATACTTTTTAGCGGATCATGATTTAAGTATGAAGAGTGTAATAGCTTATCCTAGTGACGTTGAAATGTCTTTAAAGATGTTTAATTGGTCTGACCTTGGAGCGGATTACGAAGGTAAAACACAGGCTTTATTATTTGAAGTTGATAAAAACGACATACAACTAGATTCAGCAAAGACAGTAATAGAGAAAGGAATAGATATACAACATAGTGTTAGAATGCAATATGTTGATATAAAACTAGCTGTAAACTCTGATAGTGAAGATTTAGCACAGGAAAAAATTCAATGGGATTCTACTATAGATTCTATAGCTAATAAAGGTGTAGCTTTTGAAAGGGGCTATTACTGGACAGTATCAGAAGCAAAGATATTTAAAGAGGGTTCAATGGTGTTAGCAGGTTCTAACGATGTTACACCAATGATACTATCTAAAGACATTTCGTCGTCATTGGACGCGAATAATAACGAGCCGTCTAACGACACTCAAAACAAGAATAATAACGATGATTTATTAACACAATTTATTTAAAAATGAAAACAATTGTAAAGTACCTAGAAGAACTAGGACACACAATGGAGCAATTCAAAGAAATGTCTCCAGAGGACAGAATGAAAATCTACAACGATTTGAATGAGTCTAACAGTAAAGCGTTCGAAGCGTTACAAAATGATGTAAACACTTCTAAAGAATCACTAGAGCAAGCACAAAAAGACCACGCTAAAGCTCAAGCTGAAGAGATTAAAACGGTTTTTGAAGCTATGAAAGAAATTTCTAAGACTCAAAAAGAACAGGGTATTGCATTGGCAAAACAAATCACAGAAGCTAGCGGAGGTTCTAACGGAGGTTCTTTAGCTAAAGAGATTGTAGAGAACAAAGACACTCTTAAAGCTATTGCTAAGGGAGAAAACGGAACAGTAGAACTTAAAGCAACAACAGTTCGTGCAAACATTACTAACAACGAACAAGCACAAGACTTAACGACTATTGGGCAGCTTGCAACGGGTAGAATGAGAGCTATTGACTTATTCCCTACAATCACAATGGGTAATAACGATAACGGAACAGTACGTTACTACGATTGGGATGAAGCAACAACGGTTCGTGCAGCGGCAATGCTTGCAGAGGGTGACACATTCCCTGAATCAACGGCTAAATGGGAAAAGTTTTCTATTGATCTTAAAAAGATTGGTGATTCTTTACCAGTTACAGAAGAGTTTTTTGAAGATGAAGCAATGTTTGCAGCAGAATTAGCAATGTTCCTACGTTTGAATGTTGACTTAGTAGCAAACGACCAAGTAATTAACGGAGACGGTACAGGTAATAACCTTACTGGTTTAGTAACTTCTTCCCCTGCTTACGTTCCTGTAGCTTCTGGTATCTCTGACGCTTCTATTTATGATTTAATCGTAAAGGTAAAAGAGGACATTGAAACAGACCAGGACGCGAAATACATGGCTAACTTTGCTCTAATGAACATTGCAGACGTTAACTTAATGAAGTTGAAGAAGGACGCAAACGAAAACTATATCATGCCTCCATTCGTTGACCGTTCAGGAAACGTTGTAGATGGTATTACTATTGTTGTAGATAACAAAGTAGCTGCTAATACAATGATTATGGGAGATTCTAGATTTGGTAGAAAATACGAAAAGAACGGAGTACAACTCTCTAGAGGTGTTGTTAACGCTCAATTCGTAGAAGATACTGAAACTTTGAAAGTTCGTAAGCGTATGTTATTGTTAGTTCGTAACGTAGACCAAACAGGATTCAGAAAAGTAACTTCTATTTCTGCTGCATTAACTACATTAGCATCGTAATATGAAGACTGTAATTTTTACAAAGGACTTTGCTAATCGTAAAAAGGACGACGAATTTACTTGTGATAGTATGTTAGCGTCTCGCCTTGTGCATAAAGACAAGGTTGCAAAGTATAAAACCGCAGCAAAAAAGAAAACAGTAAAAAAGAAAGAACAATAACTTAAATTAAATAGTTAGATGGCAATTCTACAAGAATCAGACTTTGAAAGCGGGCGTTTTGAACTCCCAACTAACACATATCAAGAACAATCCTTAACAGATTACATTGATAGAGTGGAGGCATACTACTTGCCTAGATTGTTTGGCGTAGAGTTGTACGACTTATTTATAGCAGATTTAAGCGTGGGAACACCTCAGACACCGAGTGACCCGCGCTTTATTAAAGTTTTCGACCCTTTTAACGATCAAACCGACGATGTTTTTACACAGTCTGAAGGAATGAAAGTTATGTTACAAGGGTTAGTTTATTATTTATATATCAGAGACAGAATAACGGTAGTAACTACTGACGGTATACAGAATACTGCAAGTGAAAACGCTACACCTGTTACTGGTATAGGGCATGACTTAAACTCTAGGTACAACGAGTCAATCGAGACTTACAAGGTTATTCAAAACTATATGTTATGCGTAGACCCTGACACGTACCCAGAGTTTGAAGGTATCAACGAACGATTTAACCACGTATATTAATGAGCAACTTAGTAGATATAGTACAAGGTATTATAAACCAGATAGACACATCTATAGAGGTGCAGTCTACAGACGGTGTACGTATCAACGTGTGTTCTACTTTGTGGATTAGCACAGATAAACGTGTAGAAGATGGTTTAGGGAATGTATACAAAGTAACTGATTTTCTACAAGACACCTGGATAGATGTAACACCTTTAAACGGTGCGCCTATCTTCGGAGGTTCTGTAGTGATTGCACCTAGTATAACGTTCTTACATGGTAGCCCTTCAAGTACTAACAACGAATATCTACAAATCAGCAAACGTACGCGAGAGAAGACACCATTTATTTGGTTATTAGAGTCGTACGAGTATGTAGACCAAGGATTAGAAAGTTCTATCGAGGCTGCTTTTGATGCTCGTTTATTCTTTATGGATGAAACGAACGTTAAAAAGTGGATCAACGACGAACATAACACGAGAGCTATTAAGCCAATGGAGAATCTAGTAAAAGCGTTTAAGGACGTAATAGACAACGACTATTCATTTAAGCGTATGAGTTCATTTAGAAATCGTGTTAGACCTAGATTTGGTGTAGAGATTTCGAATCAAGGAAGTAAGAGTAAAATAATAAACGAAGATTTAAGCGGTGTAGAGGTTAATATGACTATCGAGCTATACGATTTAAGTATTTGTAATTGTTAAACAAAATTAAAAACAAAAAAAATGAGTTCAGGAATTTGCAGTTGTGCTTCACCTACCTTCGGTAACATGGGGCGCGTTAACTGCGTAATAGAAATGAAAACTGTAGCATTTCCAATCGTTGTACCTCGTTTCGACGAGAACGGAGTAAGAAATGTTATTGATACATCTAGTGCAACATTAGGGGCTGACATTCAAGCGTTGTTGCTTGCGTCACTTAATACGCAGTCTAGAATCTACCCATTCCCAAGAGTAGAGAATGTAACATGGGAAAGAACAGACACTGTATTTGATACAGCGCCAAGTACACGTAAATATAAAATTGACGGAGTTGGTGGAGTTTATACACTAGGTTTCGAAACTTGGGCAAAAGATGCAGTGATGCAAATTATGCGTGAGGCTTTAAAATTCGGTTGTTCAGAGTTCGACGTATTCTTAGCTACTATCGACGGTAACTTATGGGGTATTAAAGATGCTGTAACAGATACAGACCTTAGAGGATATGAAGTAAGTGCGGAGACGTTCGATAGCTTTATCCAATTTGCTACTGATACAACAGTGCAAAAGGGAATGTTCTCAATGGATTTAGATAACGCAGAATGTGTAGAGAACTCTTACGCTATCTTAGCTGAAGAAATGACATCAACAGGAGGTGTAAAATCTACAGCGTTAACAGGTAACGTTTCAGGGTATCAAACAGCATCGGCGGTTACTAATACATCTTGTCAATCAGTTGTATTCACTGGCTTCGGTTCAGCAGGAGACAGAGACGACGTAACAGGATTGGTAGTAGGTGATTTCACAGTAGAGAACACAGATACTCCAGGTGGTGACATTGCGGTATCTCTTGTAGAATCTCCAGAGGGTACGTACGTTATTACTACTTCAGCAATGACAGCGACAGAAAATTATAAAATCACTTGTACTAAAGCGGGTTACGACATTGCAGACGGTACATTTGTAGCAGTATAATTATGAGCAAGTCAACAATTACCCAAGGCGAAGCACGTTTTAGTAAACAATGGCTTTTGAGCGTAACCGAAAAACACGCCATTAAAGTACTAACAGCGGGTGGACATAAAAAAGGGTCTATTGTAAAAGCATGGAAGATTGCACACGGTTTAACAGTTCCAGACTATATTAAAGCAGAGGACGAAGCGAAACCAAAGCGCAAACGGACGACAAAGAAAAAAGAAGATAGCGACAGTTGATAGAGTCGTTAATTTATTGGAAACCCCTTGTATTAATGCAGGGGGTTTTTTATTAAAACTAGATTATGTTTCCTGTATTAGATAGACTTTTCGAAAATGCACAGACCTTGAGCGAGAGGTTTGAACTTCGATTTGTTATCGACGAAGAGGTAAAACAGGAGATTATAAGACTAAATACAGAGGATCAATTATTCGACAAGGGTATAGACTCGTTAAACAAAACATTAGGTAACTATTCAAGAACATCGGTTACAAAGTACGGCAAAAGACCTGGACACATTCAACTGTATGATACGGGGGAATTTTACGAGAGCTTTACAATATACGTAACGAACGATCAAATAGTAATAGTTGCAGACACATTAAAAGAAGACACAGACTTAGCCCAAAGATACGGTTTAGATATACTTGGACTAACTGAAGAGAATATAGATAAGTTAATTAGAGAATACATTTTAGAGAACTATTTCGAATACATTTTACATGGGTTATTACGATAACATAGAAGATTTACCATTAAAGAACTGGAGAAAGATAACCGAGAAAGGCGATTTAACCTTTACTCGTAAGGATATTTCTAAGGGAACGGTAAAAGAGGACATAGCCCACGACGAACTAATACAGAATAGTTATATAGAAGAATTTGGATTCACTAAAGAGTATTTAAGAATACAAGAGATAAGAACCGATATAGCCCTTTTAGAATGTGACATGGTAATAGAAGACGATAACTTCTTAAAGAACCGTATAAAACGCTTAAAACGCGAATTAGAGGAACTACAGGTGCGCAATGTAGGTGGAGACTTCGACGAATGTATACATTATATAGAAGTTTGGCGTAAAATAGAGGTAGACGAGGAACGAATGAGTACTAAAAAGTTCTTTAAGTTGGTAAGAACGTATCAAAAAGAGATAGCAGAACGTAAAAAAGCTAGTTAATTATGGCGCAAAAGAGAATAGATAAGGATCAAATAGCGAGTAAAGACGTATTTAGTAACATCGAAAAGGGTGCATTAGATGCTAAAAAGACGGTTGATTTACTAGAAAAATCATTAGAAGCGGTTAAAAGTACGGCTAAAACTATAAAAGGTGGTTTGTCTGCTGCTGCACCTAAGAACGTTGCAGAAATGCGCGACTTTAACGAACTAACTAAGAAAGCCAACGCAACAGCACAAGCTAAGTTATCTATTGATAAGAAACTATTAGTAGAGAAAGAACGACTACTAAACGCAAATAGAGAGCTTAAAAAAGAGGCTAAAGACGAAGCTATCTTAGCACAAAAGAACCTTGGTACTCTAGAGAAAGCACGAGTACAAAATAGAAAGCTACGTAGAGAGCGCGAGAAGTTAAACCTAGCAACTAAGGAAGGTAACACAAGGCTACGCATAATCAATAAGACTATAGACCGTAATAACGGAATTATAGAAAAGAATGCGGATAAGATGAAGAAACAACGTCTAGGAATTGGGCGTTATGCTAAAGCCGTAAACGGTTTACGAGGTGCATTAGCTAAGTTAGGTTTAGGACTTGGAGTATTCGGAATAATTCGAGACGGGTTTAACGTTGTTAAGAACTTCGAACAAGCACAAGCAGACCTAGCTTCTGTATTAGGTACGAACGTTGACGGTATGAAAGCCTTAACGGATCAAGCAAAAGAATTAGGAGCTACTACA